CCTCCAATGAAGAACCCTCTCCTTTATTCAAAGAACAAACCTTTTGAAGAACAACAGGCTTCCAACATACCATAAAATATAAACAATTTGTATAATTCAATAATACTTTCTTTTGATTCTAAATACGTACCTTGAAAAGCATTGTAGTCAGGATGATTCCAATGTAAATCTAACGATACTTCCCTTGTCTGTTTGTCTAATCGTTTCGATGTTTCTTCGATTTTGTTTAATTTATCTCTAAGTTCGTTTGTATCCATACTATATAATCTAGTGTATGTTAAAGATTATGCCAAATAACCTTACATTAATCAATGAAATCAATTTTCATGATAAAGTCTTATCATTCATCCATCATAGACATATGGATATTCAAACATATGAAGATATGAAAGAAGTGTATATTAAAATGTTAGAGAACAATTACTTTTTTATTTTGAATCCAGAATTGAAACTACATATGATGTTAGATTTGACTTACAATTTGAATCAAACCCAAGAAAATAGAGTCCCTGTTTTAGATTGTTTAGATGTGGATGAATCGGAAGATGAATCTGAGGATACGTATCAAATTCGTCGCTCTTAACGACCCTTCCAGTTTTCAGCAGCCATACTGAAAATTTGACTGTGTGGTTTTCCCTTGTTTTTCGGATCTTTCTTTAATCGTTGGATTTCTTGTTTCATGAAGATGTTGTATTTCGACTTCTTTCGACCTCCCTTTTGCGTCTTTCTCGATGACTTCTTTTTCACCGTGTAACTTCCCATTTTCTTGGACTTTCCTCCTTTCATTCCACTGAGTTTCTTGGCTTTCATTGTGTATTTTCCTCGACGGCGTCTGGATCTCTTGGATCCTTTGGGTAAGACTTGGCGAACATCTTCTCCAACACTTTCAACAACATCTTCACCCATGGTTCCCACATCACCCACAACATCTTCACCCATAGTTCCCATAGTCTCAACATCTCTCATAAATCGATTCTTGGATTTCTTCGATCGTTTTGATTTTCGTTTCTTAGATTCATTCGATAAGAGACCCTTTGGTAGGTGATAGTGAGGTGATTCTTCAGGTGACAAAAGTCCTTTCGGTAAATGATAGTGTGGTGACGGCGATTTCGATCGGGACTTCGGCGGCATATCTATAGTATAACAAACATAATAATTTTGTCGACTTAATTTTACAAATACATGTAATTGAAATAATCTAAAACTAATGACAACATATGAGTATAAAATGTCTATTTACAATAGAATAGGTCAAATATGGACGTCAGAGGAAGATGAAATGTTGTACAAATTGTATCATGTTGATAAGTTGACTATCGGGGATATTTGTAAAAAACATGGTAGAACATTAGAAGCGATTAAATGTAGATTTATCGATAAAGGTATCATAAAAGGTATGAATAAAATAAATGCATGTAGTTTAATTAGAGGATATGGTGATTTTGTCATTTCTAAGGATTATGAACAAATGAAAATAGAAAAAAAGGAATATTATGATGCAAGATACAATAGAAATAAAAATAAGGAAGTGGATGATACACAAACTACTATAACTCGTGAAGAATATTGTGAATTGAAACAAGAGATTGTTACTATAAAAGAACAATTGTATGAATTGAAGGATATGATTCAAAGTCTTGCAATATACAAAGTTAGAAAAAAGAAATTGTAATTCAATCCATAATTTTTTTTGACTTAATTTGAAATCGGTTTCTTTATTTCCTAACAAAAACTAACAAACTATGCTTTCTCTTAATACAAAATACCCGACGCTTGTGTTTGACACGCCTTTACTAGATCCTGATTTGATTACAAACGTAAGTGATTCTGAAGGAGAACCCCGACATGTGACTTATCATGATTATTCTGAATTACAAAGTGAAACTAACCAAATGGTGGTGAATACTTGTTCTGATTTTCTCTCTAAACACGGATTTACACATAACCCAAATAAATGGTCAATGGATGTCATTCGGTATAATTTACAAGATGAACAAAAACGTGTGAAAAGTGGATTAGCGTGGCATTGTGAAAATGACAATGGTAATAATCTGATCAGTGTATTACTGTATCTAAGGCTTGATGAAGGTGTGAAAGACGGAAATTTACGATACAAAGACATACACGGTCAAAAACAAATGATTGATATTCGAAGTGGAACCACGATTATTATGGATGGAAACGTACCTCACAAACCCCAAGATCCCTATGGAACAGGTCGACGCGATTTGATCATTGTCAGTTTCTCACAATGAATCAAATGATAAAACCCACAAAACAAAAAGAACACTTCGGTGTTTTTTTGTGATAAAGATATTAATCCTTATATACTGTATAGTAAATTGAAAAAGACATATCCATTTAATTTGAAAACATTTTGTGTGTATTTACTCAAAATAATATCTACCTCTAAGTATACTATGCCTGAAAAGAAATACAAATTGAAAAAGTACCAACAATTAGACGCAATCATTGATGATATTGACAATACCCGACAAAAGAAATATGATATCAAACGTTTGTTGAAACGTTATATTGACAAATTGGGTAAACAAATAGATGAATTGTTAGATGAAGGTAAAGATGAAGAAGCAATGAAACTCAAACCAACTAATAATTTACACATCATGTTTGAAGAATGTAAAAAATATAGACAGTCGTACTTAAATTTCAAAAAGCGATGTGAAAGTTTACAATTACGCAACGCAATGTTAGAAGATGAAAATGATGAACTCAAACGACTTGTGAAACATAATAAATGAATCTGGAACGAAAAATTATTTGTATGATAAACTAAATAAAACAAAAGAACATTTCGGTGTTTTTTTGGTTAATTTGAAATTTTGGATTCTTGATATCATTAAGATTTATCATTGTAAAATGACATATGGATATGTATATTGTTTTTCAAATGAATCAATGCCCGGTATTCTTAAGGTTGGAGAGACTGATAGATTACCTGATGTAAGGTTAAAAGAAGCAAACAGATCAGATACGTGGAGACCACCGACACCCTATAAAATTGAGTTTGCAAAAAAAGTATTGAAACCAAAAGAAAAAGAGAAAAAACTTCATCTAATACTTTCTGAGCATAGAATTAATCCAAATAGAGAATTCTTTCGAATTTCATCAAAAAAGTTACATTTGCTATTTGATTTAATGGATGGGGAAAATTGGGAAATAGAAAAAATTGAAAAATCGACTGATACAAGTATTGAAAGACACTCTGTGTCCATATCTCAAAATGATTACATTGGACAATGGTTTCAAGAATGTACGGTGGCTGAACCGAATGAAACTTGTCCGTTTTCCGAGTTATATTCTAGTTATCAGACGTGGTTGGACAAAGTGTATGGTAATAATATTCGGGTGGATATCTCTGCATTGAAAAAACGATTAGTGAAATGGCAACGCGAGTTTTATGGATTCAAAGATGGTATTAATGGAACAATAACCAATCCTAAAATAAACATACAGGTGAAGGATGAGGATTAAAAAAAATTGCAATCAAATGATAAAACCCACAAAACAAAAAGAACACTTCGGTGTTTTTTTTGGTTAATTTGAAATTTTGGATCTACTCAAACTACAATCAACTATCTACAATGGATACAACAAGCTTCTTTTCAGAAAATTCCTATCCTCCTCATCAATTCAGAACCAAATCAATCGGTCAAATATACAATGAATTCAAAACTGAAGATATCATTGTTCACCCCTGTCAACGTGAGTTTGTCTGGGGAAAATCACAAAAGCAAAAGTTTTTAACAACTATATCCAAACGCGGTCCTGTATCTGGACCTCAATTCAATCGAAATTTGGATAGTCGATCTGAGATAATGGATGGTCAAAACAGAATTCGAACAATCATTGAATTTATGGATGATGACTTTCAGTTTGAAAATGAACAAGGTATCAAACTCACGTATTCTCAATTAACAGATACAGAAAAAAGATCCTTTCGTAATATTCATATTGGATATACAGAAACCACTGAATGGACGAATGAACAATGTGAAGAAAACTTTTGTGAAATTCAAGAGGGAATGCCATTGACATCTGGTGAAAAAATAAACTCATCTACTACAAATCCAGTTACACTTGCTTCAAAAGATATTTCAGATACTTTGGGTTTATTTGTGACTAAACCTGTAACAGAGTGTGGTATGAATTTGAAAACAATTCGTTACAAACATTTGGAAGTCTTTTCAACTTTATTAGATATGGTACTACGTGATACATTTCCTCAAAAAGAAGGCAAAACATCCATAACTTTGTATGATCTATTCAAAACAACAGAAAACAGAACACAATTAGACCGAGCAAAAAATACAGTTATCAATGTTTGTAACACATATCAAACATTGGTAAATGCAATACCCGAATTACAAAGAGGGGCGAATCGTTCTGAAGATTGGCAAAGTGCCGTGGGTGTATCTCATCTATTACGAAGCCTTTATTTCATATTCAAACGAAGATTATATTTGGAAGAAATCACCCAAATTCAGATTCTGAAATTCAGAAATATGATTGTCAGGACTCATTTACTTAATTCTGCAGAATCAAAACAATTATGGGATCGTATGAAAATTATGGCTCAAAATAATAGTGATGAAATTTACGAAACCTACCTCAGATTTTACAATGAAAATATACCAAATTAATTAGTATGTATAACAAAGAGTTTGTTAAAAGTATAATTTGGAGTCTTCCGCATATCCAATGATACCACAACCCATTCTTCCACCTGCATTACCTGTTTTCAAACTTTCTTCATTATCTCCTCTTCCTAAATCATCGATACCTTCATGAATCACAAAACTTCTTCCAATCACCGATGTCTTTCCTCTTAATTTAACTAAATCACTCATAAACGATTTTTGAACGTTACCGTGTTTATCCGCAGTTACATTTCCAAAATCACCTACATGTCTATCTTTATCATTGGGACCTCCGTGATTTTTGTTGTGTGGATTGTAATGAGATTTAAGACTCATACATCCACGTCTCATGTCCCCTGTTTCATGAATATGAAACGCATGAGTTGTATAAGGTTTTAGATTATGAATATCTAATGTTATTCTTACTCTATCTTTACCGTATTCATCTAATGTGACTGTCCCATTACATTTACCTAACATCATACATATGGCTTTTACTTTACTCATTATATATACTATAGTATACAGATATATTTACTTTCAAACGCCTCTCAGGTTGTATGAATGTTTTTTTGTAGGTTTTTCTACCACTTTTTCAAAGAAAGCTTCTTGAATATCATCTTTGTCTGAAGGTTTCATATACTTTTCATACTGCTTTTGATAGTATTTAGACACGGGTGGTTTTTTTGATTTGTCTTTCTTTAGAGTTTTGGGTTTAGTAATACATCGACCTGTTTTCGGGTTCACAATCTTTCCAGGTGGACACGATTTAGGTGATACCTGTAGACCAAGTTTTTTGCGATTTGCGGGAGTGTCTTGGATACATCGACCTGTTTTCGGGTTCACAAGCTTTCCTGGTGGACACGTGACTTTACTTTGTTTACAATTAGCCATACCAATCAATACATCCACCATATTGTTTATACCATTGATAGTGGATTTGACTAAAGAAACGTCTTCACATTTGCTTTCCATATCTTTCGATAATTTTTGTAAGGCTTGTTTGAATTCAGTGTAATCTTCCATATATGTATATATATATATTTTTTTTTTAATGTAAGATAGTTGTCTATCTAACCAACTAACGTTTGTTTCAATTGCATAAATATATTGTATAGTAATACATAATGTGTTGTACGAGACATTCGAGACAACGAAGGAGAAGAAACAATCGTATCCATCCTGAACCTAGAGATTAATTTGAAATAGACTAGTGGTTTGGTTACAAAAACCTACATCCAATGAAGCACGAACGAAAAGACTGTCTCGAAAAACTCAAACTGTATGTCTCCGAAGAGGTGTACGAAGCAATGAGTATGGAACAAGTTCCTTTAATTGCAATCCAAACTTTACTTCAACAAAAGATAGATCATGAATTGCATCAGCAAAAAGAACTGTTACAATCTGTCTTACAAGAATATGAATCACGGGATATTTTCAAGAAAGAAGATGTCACGTCGAATGTCACAATGATGCATACCAATGTCAACTTATCTCTCTATCAAATCAAAGATATACTCGAATATATCCAACAAAAAGAAACGATGATACGTAAAATCGTCAGTGACAAAACACATCTTGAAATCAAACTGTCTAAGTTAGAAACAACCAACAAATGTTTGGTCGATACCTTGGAAAGTTATCACAAGAACTAAGTCGATTGATCTTACAAAAAGAAATCCTTCGGGATTTTTTTTATAAATATACTTAAATTTATATTTTCTTTACTATAGAATAGAATGGTTAACTTAGATAAAATAGCTGAAGATAATTTGGATGTGTTATGTGGATTGAAGTCCCACAATATAAACTACAATCGATTGACTCTGAAATCGGTAGAAACCGAATCAGAATCGATCGTTGATTTGAGCGAAATTGATTCCCAAATTTATTTCACCTTTCATCAATGCTTGCTGAAACTTCGTAAAGAAAACAAATTCGGGTCGAGATATGATTCAAGAAAACAACTTCAAGACAAAATGGAAATCGCGTTGAATAATTTGTATACTCACTTTACAATTCAAGATTCTTCATTATTATCCGAAATTTTGCTTGATATCGATGAATTAGTCGAAACAACGTATCATGAGTACAGTTACTCTTTATTGAAACCTGTAAATCATGTTGTACGTTATGTTTTACATCCGGTTTATGAGGTTGTAGATGATTTGTATCAACGATACCGACTGTATTACAATGCTTATCATTACATTGTTTATAATCAAAGATTAGATATATTAGACAAGGTATTAAATGAATGTCAATCTGACTCTGACAGTGAATCAGATTCTGCGGTAGATGTATCGGAAGATGTATCTGAGTCAGATGGCTGGACATTCTGGACTTTATTTTCAAAAAAGGAAGCCTAACTTGTATGAATAGGTCATGATTTTTTTCTCTGTGTTAGTAAAATCTATCGTCAAAGGGACATACTCGATTGTGTCTTTGTGTTCTTTGACTGTATTCAATTTGTCTATCTGTTTTTTAACTTTTTCATCGTACTCTGTTAATTGTTGTTGGACTTGATTGGATGTATCTATTTTCTCTTGAATCAATTCATACAAACTGGATAACAAATTTGGCGATAAACGGTTCACTGTAAAAAAGATACCATGAACATTTTGAATGTAAGCTATGTTGTTTTCTTGAATGAATTGAAAGATCAGTTCGTGAGGTACATTAAAAAAATTGATATTGTCTTTGATAAAGTTGATTTTATGGGAATCCATTGTATACATAAAGTATCATTTAATATCTGTTGTTTAAACAGGTTGACCCACAATTTGAATATTGGATTGATTCAATCGATTTCGAACCGCTGTCACTTTGACTTGGATTCGTTGATTACGAGTCAATTGACTTGGATCTTCAAAACGATTCAAAGGTACGATACAAACAACGGGGGTATCTTGGATTGTATTATCAGAAGGATAGTCAGGTATGATATCTTTGAATTTGACATAAGCAACCACCCCTGCATTCGTTATGTTTTCAATACAACATTGGATTGTTTCGCCCACACTTGGTTGTAAGATATCACATTTGTATTTCAAAGTATACGATACATTATTGATACTGTTGATATAGATAATTGTTCCGGGTGATTTACTTACAATTTCTAAACTACCTTTCAAAACATAACCGATATGATTGCATTTACCTTCCACTTTTTGAACCAGTCGATTGTAAATATTTTGATGAAGATTAGAATTGATATCTTTGGGTTCAATGTACAAGTCACTTGTGACAATTTGTTTTGTTAAATAAGTGACCATACTTTGTTCTTACTATAGTCACATATTTTTAATATCAAATTATATCTTCATCAAAAATACAGTATCATAGGAATACAAGAGATCCAGTTCTCTTAAACATAATTCAACATATTGACACCTTTGAAAGCGACTGACTTCTTTTGCAAACAACTTGCTTTCAATTTCATCGGTAAACAT